GACGCGGTTATGGGCGCTTCTCAGACTACTGATCCGAACGATCCGAACGCTGTTGCTCGTAAGCGAATACTCGAAGACAAGCTGTTCAAAGAGACTGCTCCAGAACTAGCTCCAGCCCTCGACGCCATAGCAGATCAAGCCCCAGCCCAGGAACAACCGGATTTGACACAAATGCAATAGTCAGTAAAATAAGGAGCAGATATGACAGAAGATGAAGATTACCTAGTAAGCACGGCAGTTGACGAGTTCGCCCTCGCAGACGAAGACGCTCTCGACAACCCCGACGCTGACCACGAAGACACTGATCAGGTGATAAACACCCAGCTTTTTGCTGATATATCAAAATACCTAGATGAAGCTATCCTCGAGCATAATTCCAATGATATAATCGACCTGACCGAAGCAGCTAAAATGACCCCTACCCAGCAAATCGCTATGCACAAGTGCGTAGTTCAGCATTTGCGAGCGATTAGACAGACCATAAAAGATAAGCGAGAGGAGCTTTAAGATGGCAGACCAGCAAGACGACGGCTTCAGCAAGGAATTGGCAACAGCCTTTGCCGAGGGCATGGTTGAGAACCAATCAGCCCCACAAGTGGAGGAGGCGCAGATACCAGACCCAACCACACCACCAGCTAATGTTGAGGAGCCTAAAAAAGATGAGCCAGATACGCCGGACGTACCGGATCAAAAAGAAGACCCAGTTGCCGCCCCAGCAGATTCATCGGAGCAAAAGGAGGAAAACCCTTCACAATCTGAAGATCCAGAGGCGCCGGCTCAAGAAGAGTCTGCCCCATTAACCGAGGCTAGTATTCGGAAGATCATGGGCGATATGCGTAATGAAGAGCGCAGTTCAAGCCAGATGATGCAGAACACTTATAAAGAAGTGCTAGACTCTTACTACCCTGACGGTCTCTCAGACGTCCTGGTTGATCAGTCAACGGGCAAAGAGCTTCGTACTCCACAAGATGTCGTAGACGCGGCTGGCGGCGATATGAGCATGGAAGAAGCCGCTAGGTGGCTGATGAACGAACAGTACCAGCTAGAACAGAGTCTCAAGAACATTCGGAACCAGGCAACACAAGTAGCTGAAACTACCGTGAATTTCAGGCGAGACTCGATGGCTGCACTAGAGAAGTATGAGCCACTGTTCAACACTTACCCCCGGTTGCAGCAAAAAGCCTTTAATCTTATGATGAGGCAAGTCAAAGCTGATGAGTCGAAAGGGGTAATACTCGAAGCTCCTGATGTTATGGACTTGTACGACACCTACCTTGAGCCGTACCAAAAGGCTTATGAGTACAGTACAAACCAGCCAGCAACCAACCCGGTGTCTACCCCACCAGCACCAGCGACACCAGGTCAAGCTGATCGCTTCGATGAAGGTGGAGATGGCGGTGCTTCACCGGTAGACGATCCTAACGATTTCGCGCAACAAGTCAATAAAGAACTAGCAAAGGGGATATAATCATGCAAAATCAACCAGTAAAAGAACCAACAGGAATTCCATTTTACAGCATTAGGACTGGCGAGACTCACTTCTGTAAGCTCGAACCGACTATTGCGGCATACATAAATAGCTCAGATATGAGTGTCAACGCCTCTCGAGGACAAGACTATGGTTGGCGTTTAGACGCTGACTGGGTAAAAAAGGTACGAGCCTTCAAGCGCGATAATACTCAGGTGTCGATATTGACTGCTAAAAACGGTGGTCAAAAGCCTACCACAGTCCAGATCCTTTATCACATCTACGGTGAACAGCTACAACGATTCTTCGAATCTCAGGAAGAACACGAAAACCCATTCGAGGAAGAGTACCTGGAAGCTATCGCTAAAAGCGGTGTAGACCCTAAGACTGTCGCTGAAAAGCCAGCAGTCCCAGCCGCTCTAGCTGACTTCCGTAGTGCGGTAGACAGTGAAGACGAGGACGATATGGCTGATCTAATCGATGAAGTCGTCACTGAAGAAGACACTACTGTCAAAAACGAGAACGGTAAAATGACTGTTCCAAAAGGCGACGGTAAAACTTCAACCGCTAAACCGAAACAAAAGTAACAGTAGCTAAATCAGATTCGTACTCAGTACGATTATCGTCAAGGGAGAGTATAAACTCTCCTTTTTCGTTGAAGAAGATATTGAGTGCGGTACACATATAGCGCAGGGCGTCTGCGATGTGGCTCTGGGTCTTGTGATCTGCACCGGCATAGTTGCCGGTCTCTGGATTGAACTTCTTTTTATAGAGGCGGATCCGTCGGTGGAATGTACCAGTAGTACCGGCGTTGATCAGTATGTTCTTGAGCCACTCTTCGACATATCCAATACCAACACTGACCCCTTGACGTTTGAGTGTCGAGGCGTTAGTGATCCCCTCGCTAGCAAGTGTCTCCAGACGGTTGACACCATCATTCAAGCTGCCGACAGTACCGTCGTGAGGTAGGAAGTGCCAAGCGTAGACGTAGGGCTTCTCTTTTAACTTAACAGCCATCGCTCTTATGTTCGAGCCATTTTCTTCTATGATGTCTATGATACGAACCTTCCCTTTGAAATACTGGAAGAACATGATTACCATCGCATCGGCTTTACCTAAGTCCCAAGCGGTGAATACCGGATAGGCTTTATTGTACGGGTGTTCGCCGATTGATCCGTCCTTGTCTTTTTTGCTCATAATCTCACCATAATAGCTAGCACTTGATGACTGACCCCAGTCAAGCAACATCTCTTGCTTGTATTTGAAGTCGTTGCCGTTACGGAGGATATATCCCTGGCGAACCTTCTCTAGTTGCTCGGGTGCCATATAGTGAGTCGCATCGATATAGCAGGTGGACTTGGTTCCAGTCTTGTCTGCCTTGAATGATTCGTGCATACGGCGCATTGTCTCGCCGTTGATACCGTCGATCTTCGGGGTACCGGTGTAGATCCGCTTACCGCCGTTAGCTTCTGTAATAGGAGCGACGACGTTCACCGCCTCGATGGGCATATCGGCAAACTCATCGAACCAGTAGACTTTGCCGTTAGCACCACGAAGAGCCTCGACGTTAGATGAACCGACGCACATAAAAATTGATCCGTTGATAAGCTCAATTCGCATATCGTCAGGATCGTTCGACCTTCGTTTCACTAGGGCGGCTGGTATGTGGTCTAGGGTCTTGAAGCCGTCGTTTTCGATGTTATTCCAGAAGTTATTGAACCCCATCTTGGCAGTGGGGTAAACAGCTACTATCGTCTGGACTTCTTTAACTAGATCGGGGACTATACACTCACTGAAGACAGTTGTCGTTTTACCACCTCGACGACCAATAATATTAAGTAACTCATCGATAGCCGGATTGTTGTATTCGTCTCGGATATCGATCTGGTAATCGCGGAGTGGTAATCTGTGGTATGGTATCTGCATATTACTTGTAATTATATCATTAGTAAGATATTATAAGTACAACAGAAGACAAGGCGTGTAACTATATTAATTGATTTTTAAGGAGATAACTCTATGGCATCTAAATATGGTGTTAAGACTAGTTCAATCCTTGACAAGCCACTAGAGGTCGCCTCTTACGTTGCTCGTCACTTGAACGCAAACGGTCTGGACTGGACATCTGCCTCTACAGTTAAGCTTTTGAACTACGACATCAGTGGTGGTTCACTTGGAACTTACGATGAGACAGCAATTTCACAAACTGTAACACTGGCTGAAACTGACGACCAGGATATGACACTTGCTTATAACAAGTACAAATTCCTTCGTATTCAGGACACGCTTGAGCAAGACACACCGATCGCTAGCCTTGCTAGTAAGTTCGCTCGATCATGGGTTTACGAGAAGTTTATCCCTGATTTTGACGCTTACTCGCTTGCTAAGATCGTTGCCGCTCGTCCAGCTGCCAACAAGGTTACCTGGAACAGCAGCACTGATAGCATTAAGCTTAAGTTCTTCAACACAGTTTCTACTGTTAAAAAGCGCGGCGGCAAGCCAGGCAGCATGGTTGCTTGGGTACCATTCGCATTTGCTGACACCCTAAAAGCTCTCGTTACTACATTCGACGGCTCAAACATGGGTTACGAAGCTGGTAAAAATGGTGTTCTCGGTCAGCTAGATGGTGTCGCAGTTGTTGAAACTGATGACGAATACTTCCCAGCTACCTACATCGACGTTGTTGTCTGTGACAAGCGAGCGGTCGTTAAAGCCACTCCTAAGATGGATCCAGCAACAGGTCGTGGTATGCGCCTTCTTAAAGAAGTCGGTGGACACGGTGGATCAGAGTTGCAGCTTCGCGCTCGAGGTGACGTCTTCGTCTTCGGTCTAAAAGCCAAAGCGATCGCCACGTTGGAACGAACAAACTCTTAGTTCCCAGAACTAAACATGAACAGCGCTATTTATTTGGCGCTGTTTTTGTTGTACAATGAGGATATGAAATCTATAGCTTATATCCCCGGAAGTGATGGAGCAGCGAACGCCAGCTTAATGACTGTAACTAATGTCAGGGCGCCACTAGCCACCACTATAATGGTGAACACGGTATCTAACGTATCGACTAAGTTCTATGGGTCTATGGGTACCCCAAACACCTTCACTGATCCCGTCACCGGTGAAACTATTACCGTCATATCAGAAGCTACTGCGGTGGACTTCGCCGGTCACGTGGACGGCAGCAACATCGAGATCGACGAGATCGCTCCAGGCTACACAGATAATGGCAGTCAGGTTGGGGACATCATCGTGATCCGCCCTGTTACTGAGTGGTCTAACAACCTCGCCAATGTGCTGGGAGAGTCTCACAATGATAATGGTACGCTAATGGGTGGAGTTTTAAGTAACGAGATCTACTACACCACAAGCGATACTTGGACGAAACCTACTAAACTCAACTTCATTATAGTCGAAGTTGTTGGCGGAGGCGCAGCTGGTGGTGGAGCTCTATCCACGGGCTCAGGAGAGGCATCGATTGGCGCAGCTGGTGGTGGCGGTGGCTATTCTCGTAAGAAAATACTTGCCTCTGCTTTAGCCGCTACTGAAACTGTCACAGTGGGGACAAGTGGCGTAGTCGGAGGTATTGGTGCAGCTGGTGGTGCTGGCACAGCATCATCGTTCGGCAGTCATTGTACTGGTAACGGAGGGGCAAGCGGGGCGGCACCTGTTAAAAGCTCATCTAACCTTAGCGGTAACGGTGGGGCAGGAGGCTCTGCTACTGGGGGGGA